TCCCATCGGACGATGATCGAATCTTGCGGGCGGCGATGTCGCTGGCCAATGCGGAACCGACCACGGGTGGGTCGTGTCCGGCACATCAACGCCCGTGGAAACTCCGTGAAGGCGTGTCGTCCAAGACGGGGAAGGAATATTCATTCTGGTCGTGCGGTTCAAAAGACGACAATGCCCCGCGCGGATGGTGCGACAAGCAACCAACGGCGGAATGGAAGGCGGCAAATGAAGGGCGCAACGGGGGTGCGTTCTGATGTCGGAGGCGTGGATCAAGGTCGCCGTCAAAACGCTCCGTGATCCGAAGGTGGTGACCCTATCGTCCGACGCGGTGCGTTGGGCGTGGGTCGCCATCCTTTTGGCCGCGAAGGAACAAACCCCGCCCGGACATTTTGATTCGGAACCGCATTTGCGGGCGGTTGTGTCCCCAACGGTGGGGGAGCATCTGACCGAATTGGTGGAGAAGGGGCTTTTGAATGTTGACCCGGAAGGCGGGATTGCACCCGCCCGATGGCGTCGATACCAGATTGACCCGACCGCGGCAGACCGTCAAAAGCGGGTTCGCGAACGTGACGGGCGTGACATCGCCGTGACAAAAACCGTGACGGGGCGTGACATCGCCGTGACGCGTCACGCAAAAAATCGTGACGGTCACACCCTAGACATAGACAAGGACAAGGACATTGACAAGAAACTATCTATTCAAAACGGGAAGACGGAATCGGTGGGCGATGTGGTTCAACGGGCATTGAAGGCGGTGACCCCGTGACGGAATACGCGGCACGGGGACGGATGGTGCTTCTGGACGGGGCAACATTGGCGACGGCGAAGATCGTGGCCGATGGCAGAAACGCCCAGAATGTGACTTCCCCGGATCGCCCGTATTACGACCGGACATTGATGCAAGACGACGCGACGGCTTCAATGGCCGCTGCGTGCGCGGAAGCGGCGGTCGCTGGGATTCTGGGATTGGTCTGGCACGCCAAGGTGTGGGACGCGTCCGAGCATCATCTGCACCGTGGTGAACCCGATGTCGGTGACAACATCGAGGTGCGGCGCATCCGTGAACCGGACAACGGGCTTGTCGTCCGGGAATCGGACACGGGCGCGGGCAAAATCATCGTCATCGCCCACCCGCTCCCCGAATCGGGGTTTGCGGTGGTTGATGTCATCGGGTGGCTGGCCGCCGATGATGCGTGGCGCGTTGGGTCGGACTATCGTGTCCAGACACGGCGCGTCCCGCAACGGGACATTCGGCCAATTGATGAATTGATGGGGGTGATTTGATGCGACGGGTTGACAACGGCAACCGAACATTTGAACAACGGATGCAGCCGTATTACACGGAGGCGTTCCAGATTCTCCGCGGTCGCCAGAAGGCATATGGTCCGGCGAACATCATCGCCGCGGGCGTGTGGGGCGTGGTCGAACAAGCGAACAACAAGGTCGAACGCGCACGGGCGCAATTGTTCGGCGACATCCTCGCGGGGAAAATCGTGCTTGACGAAATGGACACCGAAACCGAAACCGTGTTCCGGGATTCGTTGATTGATTTGATGAACTACGCCGCCATCGCGTTGGCCGTCTGGGACGGCGAATGGACGGCGGACATGAAGATGGAGGGAACCAAATGACACGACGCGAAGAAGTGCTCCACGCGATCCGTGGATTCGTGAAGACAAACGGGTATTCGCCGACCATCCGGGATCTGGCGGCGATTCTGGGGGTTGGCCATTCAACCATTCAACGGGCGTTGGAAGATCTCGTGAGGGATGGCAAAATCCAACGGGCGAATGGCGTGTCCCGCGGGATGGTTGTGAAGGGGGAATGACGATGCCGATATATCAATTCCAATGCCCGCTTTGCGGCGCGGTCGAGGAACGGATGCAATCAATCAATTCGCCGTGGGCAACAACCCAAACGCCGCGGTGCGAAAAGTGTGGCCCTTGGATGGTGCGCGTCATCTCCGCACCGTCCATCGTTTACAAGGGCAAGGGATGGGCGAAGAAAGAGCGGGGGACGAAATGACGGAATCAACGGTGTTCGCGTCTGGGGTGTTGCAATTCGTTTTTGACACGGATGAAACGCGGGTTGAATTTGTCCGCACCAACTACGCGACGGGCGGTCTGGCGGTGCTTGCGCGCAACGCCGAAACCCATGAACCGATTGCCCGGATGTCGGCAAATTTCGAGGGTGAAACACTCCCGCCGGACGAATTCTATTTGCGGGATTGGAGCGAGAACACGGAAATCGCTCAATTGTTGATCTTGACGGGTGCGATTCAACCCGTCGCCAATGCGGAGCCGATGGAAATGAATCACGGGATAGCGTATCGTTGGCGCATCATCGGATGATGCAGAAGGGACGGGACGAATGAGCAAGGCGAAGCAGCAAGGCGGAACGAAACGCGCCCCCGTGTGGCACGCCGTCCCGTGCTTTCATTGTGGCCGACCGATTCCGTCGGGGGCGGATGGGTGGCGTGTTCGATGGATCAACTTCACGGATGGCGGTCGCCGCATGGCGATGACGTGGCAACACCGGAAATGCACGGGAGGCTGACGATGGGAAGATTCAAGGACATTGCGATCACCGAGGAAATGCAGATCAAATCAACACGCGGTCGCCGCGCTCGTAACCGAGGGAATGCGTTTGAACGCGAAGTCGCTGCCCGTCTGGGCGGTGGCGCAAAACGCGTGGGGATGTTTGGTTCCAAAACCGATGTGGAATCCCCGTGGTTGGCCGCGCAAACGAAAGTTGGCGGCTCGTATCCCGAACGCATTGACGGGTGGTTGCGATCAATCAACGCCAAAGGAGATCAATTGCGCGCCGTAATTCTGGGCGATTCGCCCGGACCGGGCGCACGCCGTCGGACGCTGATCGTGTTGGATTTTGAGGACTTCTGCGCGTGGTACGCCAATGGGACGGGCAATGCAGAAGCGGAATGATTCGATCTTGACGCGTCGGGATCTGGTGTTGGCATTGACCGAAGCGCGAACCGTCGCGGAGCGCGCGCTCGCGTCTGCCCCGGAATATGTCCGCGGGTATCAGGACGGCATCGCCGTTGCCATTGAGATTGTGCGAGCATTGGACAACATGGATCGGGCAATCTCGCACCAAAGGATTGAACGGCGTTGACGCGCTCGGCCGTCATCTGGTTGGTGGCGGTCATCATCGCATCGAGCGCGGTGGCAATGTCGCCAACTCCGGTGATCGCGCCAACGCCCCCGCCCGCGCCGCAACCAATCATCCAGACGGAACCGAACCCAATCATCCGCGGTCGTGCGACCCACTACGACGCGGAACGGCACGGTCAATCGGCGTGGTACACGAGGGAAGGGATCGTGCTATACGGTGCTGCTGGTCCGGCATTGCGGGAAATCATTCGGCACAAATGGGGCAACCGCTATCGCGTCATCGTGTCGTCCAAGGTCACGGGAATCGCGGTGGTCGTTTGGGTGGTTGATTTCTGCGAATGTCGCGGTGGTGACAAAAACCCAGACAACGACCGATTGATTGATCTGGCTCCCGCCGTGTGGGATGCGCTTGGCGTGCCGTTGTCCAGAGGCGTGACGGCGGTGACGATTGAAGTGCTGCCGACACGATGATTTCGTTTCGTGTATCGTTGCGCGTCTAGGAGGAACAATGGTTCAAGAATCAAAAGCCGACCGATTGGAACGGATGCGGGTCAATCTGCAATCGCCACAATCCAAGATCTTCACCCAAATGGTGCGAACCGCACGAGGTGATTCACGGGCATTGGCTGGTGTCGCATACGCCCACGAGCGGCTTGGTCTGCCCGCATCGTGGTTGCGCGAACGGATGGCTGGCCGCATTCGCGTCAAACCGTTGGACATTGAAATCCTCGATCGGGTCATTGACATCGCCAAATCAACCCCGAACGGTGTGGCGTTGAACATTGAGCGTGACCCCACCCAATCGGCGGAGGTCGGGGAATATCGTCGGGCGGTTGCGAAGATGTGCCGTGAATGCGCTCCCGCTCCGGCAAAAGGTCAAGACCAGCAATGCCCCGATGGACAATGCCCATTGCGCCCCGTGTCCCCGTTGGAATTGCACCCACGCGCACACCGAAACCCACCGATTGTCGGGAAGGACTGGGCGCGCTAGAATCCCCAACGCGTGTATGAACACAAGGGGGAATCAATGGCCAGACCCGACAAATGGAATGCGCTGGATGCGTGGATCGCCAACGCTCAACGCGTGTTGGGGTTGTCTGGGTGGGTTGTCACCGTGTTGCGGGATGCGGCGGATGTCACGGCGTGGGCAGACATTGAACCCCATAGCCAAGCCAACACCGCGGATCTGCGATTGGCGCATGACTTTTGGCGGCAACCCGCCGTCCGGCAACGGCTGGTGTTGACCCACGAATTGATCCATTTGGTCACATCACGCGTGGATCGGATGGTCGACACGCTTGAAGATCCGATGGGCAAATTGGCGTTTGCCGTGTTCGAACCGCAATATTCAGACGCGACCGAACGCATGACCGAACATCTGGCCACCGTGATCGCGCCGATGCTCCCGTTGCCATCGTTGCCAAAAGGGTGAACCCCAAACGCCCGTGCCTTGAATGCGGAGCACCCAGCCGTGGGTCACGATGTCCGGCGCACGAGATCCCAGACACCCGCAAGCGTCCGGGCTACGGGGCTGAATGGACGCGCATCTCCCGCGAAATGCGGCGGCGAAATCCCGTGTGTTCGATGTGCGCGCAAACCGGAATTCCATTGGCCGTTGACCACATCATTCCGCGGTCGCTCGGGGGGTCGGATGACCCGTGGAATCTGCGGGTGTTGTGCGGTGATTGCCACCGTCGCTACGGTCGCACACGACGATCACGATGACCCCCGCGTGGGGTATGGGGTCAGAATCTGGCACGGTTGGAACCGCTATATCCGACCCCCAATGCCGTGCGCGGTCGGTTGGGTTTTTCGGTTTTGGGCAGATTTCCGGTTTGGGGCGGTTCGGTCGAACCGTCGCCGCGCGGTGTGCTACCATCGGCCAATGACAAACGGAGGTTTTCCAGACGCGTTTCGGTCGCGCATTGTCGCGTCCGGCGAAGAATCACCCGATCAATTGCTGGCTAATCCAGCCAATTGGCGCGGGCATCCATCGGGTCAACGCGAGGCATTGGCGGCTGTGCTTGATGAAGTTGGCTTCGTCGCCCCCGTCATTGTCAATCGAACGACGGGTCGTTTGATCGACGGTCACCTCCGCGTTGAACTTGCATTGGCGCGCGATGAAACGATGATCCCCGTGTCGTATGTTGAACTCACCGAAGCCGAAGAACGATTGGTGTTGGCCACGTATGACCCGCTCGGCGATTTGGCATTTGCCGACCCCGCCCGTTTGGGTGAACTGCTCGCGGAGATCACGCCGTCGTCCGCGGAGGTGACGGAATTACTTGGCAATCTGGCACACGCGACCGGCGCAGAAGCACCGAAATTTGATGTCGGCACGGTGGGCGAACAATCACAACTTGATCAGAAAAACCCAATCAAATGTCCGGGGTGCGGATATGAATGGCGGCCATAGCGTTCGCGTTGACTGGTGTTCGCAAGAAGCGGCAAAATACGCGGTTGAAAAATGGCACTATTCCCGATCAATGCCACGGTTCAAGATCTCCCGATTCGGCGTTTGGGAAGACGGTGAATTCGTCGGGGCGGTGATCTACGGTGGCGGGGCAACGCCGAACCTGTTGAAGCCATACGGGTTGACCCAATTTGAAGGATGTGAATTGGTTCGCGTTTCAATGACCACGCACCGAACGCCCGTGTCCCGCGTCATCGCAATCACATTGAAGATGTTGCGAAAAGCATATCCGCGCCTCCGTCTGGTCGTTTCATTTGCAGATCCGGGCGAAGGTCACGCGGGCGGAATCTATAAAGCGGGCGGGTGGATCTATACCGGAACGATGAATGAAGCGCGCTACTACAAGATCCATGGCAAGGTCGTCCATCCCAAAACAATCAATTCGATGCGGTTGAAGCAATCGTTGGAATCGGTTCGCGCGAATCTTGACCCCAACGCCCAAACGATAATCAAGCAAGGCAAACACCGCTATTTGATGCCATTGGATGACGCGATGCGGAAGCAAGTTGCTTCGCTTGCTCAACCGTATCCCGTCAAGGTACAATCAACGCCAGACGCGCGCGAAGCATAGGGAACGATGCGCCCCGATTCCATCGGGGAAGAGGACGCTGTGATGCGATCCGCGCGCTCCAAATACGGGGGGCATATGACACGGCTGTTGCGGCAGAATCGCGAACTTCGGGAAATCGGTGCGTGGAATTGGACGATTCCGGCATTGGGCGCGAAATTGGACGACGGCCGAACCATCCACACTTGTCCACAAGCGGGTGCGTGCGCCGCGTTGTGCTACGCCCGAAACGGGACATTCCGGTTCAAGACGGTCAAAGCGGCACACGCTCGCAATCTGAAATTCGTGCTTGATGATCCAGACGGGTGGGAAGCGGCAATGAATGCGGAGATCACCCGATTCGTCAAGGCGGGATCATTCGTGCGGATCCACGATTCTGGCGATTTCTTCACGGATGAATATTTGATGGCGTGGATTCGGATTGCGGCAAACCATCCGTCGGTGACATTTTACGCGTACACGAAAGAAGTGTCCCGATTCAAACGGCTGGCCGTCAGTCACGCGCCCGACAATTTCCGATGGTTGTATTCGATGGGCGGCAAGGAAGACCATTTGATTGACACGATCAACGACCGGCACGCGGAGGTTTTCCCGGATGCCGAATCGTTGGAAGCGGCGGGATATTTCAACCAAGAAGCGTCCGACATTCTGGCGATCACCGCACCCACGAATCGGATCGGCATTGTCGCCAACAACATCCCGCATTTCAAGAAAAAGCAAGGCACATCAACATTCGGGGATCTGCAACGAGCGCGGGCGTAGCGTTAGACTTGGGCAATGGGAACCCGTGGACCTCAACCAAAGCCGACGCGTTTGAAGATCCTCGCTGGGGAAACGCGGCCATCCGTGATCAATTATGCGGAGCCGATCCCCGCGGGCGGGGCGTTGACCCCGCCGCCGGATTTGCGCCCAGAAGTGCGGGTCGTCTGGGATCGGGTGATCGACGCGCTCGGTCACACGGGCGTGTTGACATCGGCGGATCGGGATTTGATTCGGCTCTATTGCGAAGCGTTCACCCGATACACGGAAGCGGAAACGATGTTGGCCAAGACCGGACCTCTGGTTCGCGGACGGGAAGGGACATTCGTGAAGAATCCGTTGCACCAGATCGTCCGGGAAAACGGCGACGCGGTGAAGAAGTACGCGCGGGAATTGGGGTTGACCCCATCATCGCGCGTTGGATTGAAGGGGGAAATCGGTGACCAAGCAAACTCGGCAACGGCAAAACTCGACGCGCTCATCCGTGCCGCCCGTCGCGCCTGAAGGCGAAACGGTTGCGACATTCATTGAATCATTTTGCCGTCTGACCAAGGGGGACACGGCTGGTGAATTGATCAAATTGCGGCCGTGGCAACGCGAGATTCTCAACGACATATTCGCCCACCGCGAAGATGGTCGCCGCAAATATCGTCGCGGCTTGTTGTTGATGCCGCGCAAGCAAGGCAAAAGTCTGCTCGCTGCGGGCATCGCGTTGTTTTCGCTGTTCACGGAAATCGGAGCAGAAGTCGCCATCGTCGCGGGCGACCGCGCCCAAGCGCGCATCATCTTCCGGGAATGCGCTCGGATGGTGCAATTGGATCCCGTGTTGTCGCGCAAATTGCACGTGTTGCGGGATGTGATCGAATACGCGGAAACGGGTTCGGTGTTGCGCGTGCTGTCATCCGAAGCGTCGCGCGCGGAAGGCTACAACTTCTCAACCGTGTTGTTTGATGAAGTCCATGTGCAACCAGACGACCGATTGTGGGCGACCGTCAATCTAGGATCTGGGACGCGCAAAAACCCGCTCGTGCTCGGCATTTCAACGGCGGGTTCCAAGAGCGATTCACGCGGCCAAGATTCGTTGTGCTACAAGTTGTGGCAATACGGTCGGCGTATTGAATCCGGCGAAATCCAAGACGAGCAATTCTATTTCCGTTGGTTCACCGCCCCCGAAAATCTGGAATGGGATTCGGTGGAAGCGGCGAAAGCGGCAAATCCGGCGTGGGGTGATTTCCTTGACCCCGAAGATTTCACATCGGCCGCGCGGTCGCTGCCGCGTGACGAGTTTGAAACCAAGCGTTTGAATAGGTGGATCGCGCGTTCAACATCGTGGTTGCCAACGGGATCGTTTGAACGGTTGCAGACCGACCGACGATTGATTCCGGGCGAGCCAATCGTTGCAGCGTTTGACGGCTCATTCGATGGTGACTGCACCGTGCTTGTTGGGGCGACGATGGACGGTCACATTGAGCCGCTGTTGTTGTTTGAGCGACCGCTAGACGACCCGCATTGGCGCGTTGACATTGGCGAAGTGGAAGCGGCGATCCTTGAAATCGCCACCAAATTCCAAATCGTTGAATTGGCGGCCGACCCGTTCCGTTGGTCACGGTCGTTGGAAGCGTTGGAAAACGCCGGATTGAATGTGGTTCATTTCCCGCAAAGTCCTTCAAGGATGGTGGCTGCCTGTCAACGCTACTTCGAGGCGGTGACCCAAGAAGAAATTCATTGGGGCGGCGAATCACATTTGACCGCGGCGATGGTCCGGCATTTCCAGAATGCCGCCGTGAAGACGGATCGGTTCGGCCCTCGCATCGTCAAAGAACATCGCGGGTCTGCCCGCAAGATTGACCTCGCCGTTGCTGCTACGATGGCACTTGACCGGGCGCGCTATTATGCGACGGAGGCGGCAAAACCCGCCAGAAGCGTGGAGTTTCATAGCCTATGATTTCAACCATCGCGGAAATTGCCGGTGTCGGTCTGCTAATCTTGGCCGCGTATTTGGTGCATCCATCAATCATCATCGGTCTGGTTGGGATCGGTCTGATTGCATTCGGCTATTCGAGGGGTGACAAGTGAGCATCATTCGCCGCGTTTTGGGGACGAATCCAGAGCCACGAAATTTGAATGGCCTGGGATTGATCCCACAAGCGTTCGATCGCGTTCCGGGAATCTCCGCCAAGCGCGTGGACGAAAACACGGTGTTCGGGCTGTCAACGGCTTGGGCTTGCGTCACGCTGCTTTCCGACCTAATCTCAACGCTCCCGATTGATTCATATATCCGTGACAACGGTCAACGCCGTCCATATCGTCCGGGCGGCATCAAGCCGTTGTGGATGACCAACCCAATCCCCGGACAAAATGTTGGCATCAATGAAATTTTGTCGCAAATCACCGTGAGCCTTTACGTCAACGGAAACGCTTTCGTGTTTGCACCGCGTGACCCAGACACCAACGAGCCGCTGGAAGTGCGGGTGCTTGATCCACGCACGATCACCATTCACCAGCGCGGCCGTGAGGTTTTCTACACGATTCGCAACGGCGCGGAAAACATTGATTTCGGTTCCGACACGATCTTGCACATTCCGTTGATCACGCTGCCCGGACAACTCCGCGGGATCAATCCGATCGAGGCTCTCCGCAATACGCTTGCGCTCGGAATGACGCTTGATGATTCTGCCGCTAATTTTTTTGCGACCGGCTCCACGCCTACGGGCATCATTGAAACGCCAGACACGCTGACCGCGGATCAAGCAAAGTCATTGAAGGACGGATGGTTGCGCCATCACACGGGCGTGAACGCCCACACTCCGGGCGTATTGAGCGGCGGCGCGACATTCAAGGCATTGTCGTTCCGTCCAGAAGACGCGCAATTGCTCGCGTCACGGGAGTTCACCGTGAACGAAGTTGCTCGCATCTTCCGTGTCCCGCCCGCGTTGTTGGCCGTCACCACTCCGGGCGCGATGTCATATTCATCCGTCGTTGAATTGAATGCCGCTTTCGTGTCATACACGCTACGCCCGCTAGCCGAAAAGATCGAACGCGCGTTGTCGATTTTGATTCCGCGACCGGAAGCGTTCACCCGATTGTCCATGGACGCGCTGCTCCGCGGTTCAACCCGCGAACGGTTTGAAGCCTATCGGATCGGGCTATCCGAAGGGTGGATCAATGTGGCAGAAATCAGGCGGCTAGAAGACCTCGCGCCCGTTGATGATTCTGCGGCCAACGCATATCGGCAACCATTGAATCAAGCGGATGCCGCGCTCGCCGGAGCGCGTCAAAAAGCCGAAGTCGTTGGCGTGTTGGTTCGCGCCGGATATGACCCAGATGACGCTGCTCGCCTTGTCGGGCTGACGAAGTTGAAGCACCTTGGCGCGCCACCTGTGACGCTGCAAGCGGAACCAACACCGCCCGCGGATCCATTGCCGTGACATTCACCGCGCGAGAAATTTCCATCGGCACGGCGGCCACGCCAATCGGAACGGCGACCGCAAAAAACACCCACGAATTGACGCTCGGCAACGACTACAACAAAACCATTTATGTCGGGGGTTCGGATGTCACGGTTGGCAACGGGTACGCCGTTCCGAAAAATGAACACATCACATTGAAGATCGCCAACGGCGATGTGTTGTTTGGCATTTCTGACACCGCCGATTCCAACCTCCACGTGTTTGATTTTCAGGTTGATCCATAATGCCAATCAATCCAGACGGCTACGAGCCGACCGCGGCAATGCGGGAAGAAGCGGAACGCGGCTTGGAATGGCGGCGCGAATACGGTCGCGGCGGCACGGAGGTTGGGGTTGCGCGTGCGCGCGACATTTCCAATGGCAAGCGTCTGCCCTATGAAACGGTCGTTCGGATGAATTCATATTTCGCACGCCACACGGTTGACAAGCAAGCCGAAGGTTTCCGTCCGGGCGAAGACGGCTTCCCGTCCGCGGGTCGGGTCGCGTGGGCGTTATGGGGTGGCGACGCTGGCGAACGCTGGGCTGCGGCTATCATTGACGCGGCCGATGAAAACGGCGATCGAATGAGAAGCAAAGGGGATGACATGGCAATCGAATTCCGAACCGCTGCGGTCGAACTCCGCGCTGTTGATGAAACGGGAATGACATTTGAAGGATATGCCGCGCTGTACGATTCGCCGTCTGACACGGGGGTCGCGCCAGAAATCATCAAGCCCGGAGCATTCCGCCGATCATTGGCCGCCGCCGAACGCGGTGAATGGGATGTGAAGGCATATCAAGACCACAACCCAGAATTGCTACTTGGCACAACCAAGTCCGGCACGCTAACGCTTGACGACGATGGCAAAGGGTTGCGCGCACGGGTGTCATTGAACCCGAACATTTCGTTCCATCGTGACCTTGCGGAAATCGTGAAGACGATGGGCAAGTCGCTCGGGATGTCATTCGGCTTCTTCTCAACCAATGCCAACAAGGTGAATGATGAAGGGGTGCGCGAATTGCGTGATGTCAAGTTGGTCGAGGTGTCCGCGTTGACGGGGCTTGCCCCGTATTATCCCGGAACGATTTCCACCGTTGCCGTCCGGTCGCTTGCATCCGATAGCGGGATTGATGTGGCCGCGCTTCGTGAAGCGGTGGTCGCGCTACTCGCCGGAAATATGAATCCAGACCAAGCGAAGGTCATCGCCGATGCGGTCAACGCCGTCATCGCAGACGACGAATCCGACGCGGCAGAAGGCGAAGCGGAACCAACCGACGAGCCGATGGCGGGCGAAGAAGTCGCCCCAGAAGCCGAGCCGATGGACGAGCCAACGGCAGAAGCGGAAACGGAATCGGGCGTGAAGGTGGAAATTGAAATCACGATTCCGCGTGCCGTACCACGAAGCATCCGCGAACGCCAAATTGAATTGGCGCGTCGCGCCCTAGACTAAAAAAACCGAAGCGCAAGGGCAGATCCGCAAAGGGCGAAAGCACCGCCGGACGCGTACCACCGCGATGGTGATTGATAAAAAACCGAATAGCGAAAGGGGAATCATCGTGTCAAATGAACTGATGAACCGCCTCCATTCTGCATATCGGACGGATTTTGAGGCTGCAAAGGGTCTAATCACCCGCGCCGCTGATGAGGCTCGCGAACTTTCCGCAGAGGAAAGCGTGACCTATGACCGTCTGAACGAGCAGATGGATGCAAAGTTGGAGCAGATTAACGATTTGAAGAAGGGCGAAGAGCGTGCCGCAAAGTTGGCCACGATCATCGGCGATCTTGAAGTCACATCTGCAAAGCCATTGAACAATGATGCGGATGTTCTCCGCGCCATCATCAACGGCGAGAAGCGTTCCGCGAATTTTGAAGTTCGTGCGCTTGCGACGGCAACGGCAACAACGCCTGTCACATTCGCCGACTTCCTCGTGGAGCAGTTGGTCGAGGGGAACCCTGTCTATGAGGGCGCATCCAAGATCCGCACAACCGACATCCGAAATATCACCGTTCCTGTCATGGCGGGAACCGCACCAAGCGCGGCTTTCGTTTCGCAGGGCGGAACGATTTCGGCTTCGGATCCGGTCTTCACCAGCATCACGCTCGGCGCATACGCCGCGGCAACCTTGACGCTCGCGTCACGGGAGTTGGTTGATTCGGCTGGCTTCAATCTGGTGGAATATGTTGGCCGCGCGGCGGGCAACCAGATCGCATATCTCGCGGGTTCGGCGTGTACGCTCGGAACCGGAACGGTGCAGCCAACGGGCTTCGTGTCCGCGCTGACCACGGCTGGTGCGCTCACGACGGCAACGAAGTCGGGGACGGTCACATCGACCTTCTTCGATGTCCTTGACCTGAACGCTGCGCTATATGCGCTCACTCCAAAATATAGGAACGCCAACACCGTGTGGCAGATCTCAACGGGCGCGGCTCGCAAGGTTCGCGGTCTTCAAGATCTGAACGGGCAGTTCATTTGGCAGCCAGCCGTCGCGGCCGGTGCGCCAGAAACCCTGCTCGGCTACCGCGTCAAGGAGAATGTGCATATGGCGGCGGTGGCTTCGGCTTCCAAGTCCGTTGCAATCATTCACGAGCCGTCGTTCTATATCCGCGAAGCGGGTGGTGTTGAAGTGGCCACATCGAGCGAACGCTACTTCGAGATCAATAGCATCGGCATTCGCACGATCTACCATTTTGATTCGGCGCTGCCGGACGGATTGGCTGGTCGGGTGCTCGTTTCCGCCAACTCATAATTGGCAATCTTCCTCGGGTGAGGTAGAATCGTCCGAGCGTCGCCCATCTGGGTGACGCTCGGACTTTTATTTGGAGGGTGAGGCAATGACGCTCCGCATCGCTTGGTCAAGCAATGCCCCTTGGACGGGCTCGGGATATGGCGTGCAGACCGCCGAAATTGTTCCGCGCTTGGTTGCAGACGGCCACGAAGTCGCGATTCTCGCAAATCACGGGCTTGCGGGTTCAATCATCAATTGGGGCAATCCGCCCGTCCCCGTATTCCCGCAAGGGATTGACGCGTATTCAAACGATGTCCACCCCGCGCAGATTGCAAACCACATCGGTGACCAGCAGCATCGCGGGCTGGGGGTCACATTGTTTGATGTCTGGGTTTTCAAAGCCCCGCAATGGGACGAAGTTCCGTTGCTGTGTTGGACACCGATTGACCACAATCCCGTGACACCGGAAGTGTCTGCATTCTTCAATCGTCCGGGTCGCAAATGGGCGTTGGCGATGTCGAAGTTTGGCGAACAAGCGTTGCTTGATTCTGGCGTTTCGCGCGAACGCGTATTCTACGCGCCGCATTCATACGACCCGAACATCTTCAAGCCAGAAGGCGAAACGATGCGGGAGAAAATGCAGATCCCCGCGGATGCACATGTGACGATGATGAATGCCGCGAACAAGGGAAACACCCCTATTCGGAAGTGCTTCCCGGAGAATCTGGCCGCGTGGTCGGAATTCGCACGGCGACACGACGACGCGTTCCTATACCTTCACACCGAAGCGTCCGGGATCGCCAATGGCGTGAACATCCATCGGTTGTTGAAAGCGGTGGGAGCGCCAGAAAAGCAAGTCCGCATCGTTCCGCAATTTGAATATCGAATGGGCATTTCCGCGCAGACGGTCGCGGCATTGATTCGATCAAGCGATGTGCTGCTGGCCACCGCACGCGGGGAAGGCTTCGGCGTGCCAACGCTTGAAGCCCAAGCCACGGGCGTTCCGGTCATCGTCACGAATTGGACGGCATCCCCGGAATTGGTCGGTCACGGGTGGATCGTTGACGGTCAAAAAGAATGGGACGAATTCCAAGCGTCGTTCTGGAAGTTGCCATCGGTTGACGGCATCATTGACGCGCTTGAACAATCGTATGCATTGAAGGGTGACACGGCACGGCTGGCAGAAGCCCGCGCCGCATCCATCAAATTCGCGGAACCATACCAGACCGACAATGTGTTTGCGACCCATTGGCGACCAATCTTGGGTTCAATGGAAACCATATTGGCCGAAGGCATCAAACCGATCAATCGTGAACAACGGCGTGCCGCCGTAAGGGGGAAGCGATGAACGATGTGACCGTGATCACGGCAAGTCTGCCCGACCGCGGGCGGCTACGCGAAGACGCGATTCAATCGGTCGCATCCCAGACGATGCCACCGTCGGATCATTTGATCGGCATTGACTATCAACGAATCGGCGGATGGCGCGTGCGGAATCTGCTCGTTTCGCAAGTGGAAACCAAATGGGTTCAGATCCTCGACGACGACGATCTATTGCTCCCCAACCATATTTCAACGATGTTGGACTATTCCGGCGCGGGCGCGGACATCGTGTATTCATACGCCGATGTCGTTGGCGACAAATCGTTTGATCTATACAACCGACCGTTTGATGGCAACCTATTGCGAACATCATCCATCGTTTCCCACGCGGCATTCGTGCGAACCGAATTGATTCTTGATCTGGGCGGGTGGGACAACCAGAAGGGATACGATTGGACATTCTGGGTCAAGGCATTGGACGCGGGGGCGCAATTCGTTTCCGTCCCAGAAAAGACGTGGATCTATCGGTTGACACCCGAATGGAATCACGAATCGCGACCGTGAAGCCGGTCGTCATTCTGGCCGCGGGACGCGCGACCCGTCTTGGCGGCGTGAACAAATTGCTCGTCACGGCGGGCGGTCTGCCCGTCCACGAATGGCATCGTCGGGCGTTCGCCGGATCGGACATCTCGATCGTCGTCCACGACCATTCGATTCGTGCGATCGAAGACGAAATCCCGTGGTCGAATGCGGTCATCGGAACCACCAAATTCAACGGTCCGGTTGGGGCGTTGGACGCGTATTTGGCGCAGACCAATCAGCGGGACGGCGTGACCGTCGTGTTCGCGGACACGCTTATTCCGCCACAACCGTTGTCGGCTGGCGATTGGGTGGGCGTTGCGGCCGCCCCAGCCCGTCGGTGGGATATGCCATCGTCACGCGGCCATTGGGTTCGGGGCGTTCCGAAAATCCCGGTGTGCGTGGGGATCTATTCGTTCGCCGATATGGACGCGCTCCGGGAAGCGGCATTGGCCGCCCATGCGGACGCTGCGAAAATGGGTGACAAGGAAACCCCAATGACAATGCTGTTGAACCGATACGGCGCAGACCTCCCGTGGTTCAAAGTGCGCGGATGGCACGACGCGGGTGATCCCGCCGCCGTCGCTTCCGTCCCAGATTGGGAATCGGTTGTCGCCGCACGCGATCAGATCGCAAGTGTGGAGGGGACGCTTGATGCGCGTTGGACGCGCTAGAATCACCGAGCAACCAATCCGCCGCATAGGAGAAACCCAATGGCAATTGTGAACGGATATGTCACCCGCGCAGAAGTCCAGAATGCGCTCGGGCTTGGGACGGCAACGATTGTCCCCGATTCCGACGAAATCGATCAGGTCGTCACCGCCGTTTCCCGTGCCGTTGACGATTATTGCGGACGGTTTTTCTACTCTGTCGCCGGAACGGTTGTGTTCACGGCGAACGACTATATGTTCCTCCCGATTGGGGATTGGGTTTCGGTCACGACCATCAAAACCGATGAGGACAATTCTGGAACGGTTCACAAGACATTGACCCCGAACATGGACTATCGGTTGCAGCAAAACACGACATTCCCCGGATGGCCGTTCACGGCAATCCAGATCACATCATTCGGTTCCAACACGCTTCCGGTCGGTGTGACCCAAGGCGTTGAAGTGGTCGGGACACGAGGGTGGTCTGCCGTCCCCGAACCGATCCGTGCCGCTGCATTGATCCAGAGCGTTCGCGTACACGCGCGCCGTGCTACTCCGTTCGGAGTGGCGGGGTCACCTGAAGGCGGGATTGTGCGGTTGCTTTCTCGATTGGATCCAGATGTCGAATTGATGGTTCGACCGTATCGTGCGCCGCGGGAGGCGATCTAGTGGATGACGCGACCGTGTTGGCCGCAATCGGAAACCATCTTCGCAATCTGACCCCACCATCGGGGCAGACGCTAAAAGTGGTTTATGACTACCCGCCGGAATCATTGGGGGCAACGCCCGCGGTCGTGTTGTATCCGGGCAGCGATTCCGTTTCATACGGTGCGGCAAACCGGACGACGGCGTTGACGGTTTCCGCGGTGTTGTATTTGCCACAGGTGGAATACGCTCGGAATTTCGCGGGGCTAGCCGTCTGGCGCGCGTGGATGCGCGATTCGCTTATCACCGCCGTGCTTCTAAACTCCACCGACGGGGTTGCCCAAGCGTCGGTCACATCAACCACGGTTGACGGTGGCACGGAGTATGGCGACATCCCTTTCATGACCGTCACGGCTACAATGGACATCATCGGGGTCGAGCCGATCTCGGCATCCGCATAGCGAAGGAGAAACATCGTGCCAGCAGCGTCATCAGGAAACATCCTATTCAGCGCCCTCGTCGGAAAAGCAGAGGGGACGGCTGGGACATCACCTTCGTTCGCGTCCGGCGGCAGAAAATTCCTCGTTGAGCCTACTGGTCTGATCACGCTTGGTCGATCTTGGGAAATCGGCGAAGAGCGCAGCGTAGCCCTCCGCAATCCAATCATCGCAACCACGGCAACGCTCACGGCCAACGAACCAGAATTGTCCGTGTCCGTTCCGGCGGTGTCCATTGATGAAATGTCCGTGTGGCTCGGAATGGCATTTTCGCCAACGATCACGGGAACGGCCGCACCGTACAACTGGACATTCCAGCCATCAATGGGAACGGCATCCAATTCGCCAACATCCTATTCATTCATTTCAATGGACGCGCAGGGCGGAACCGCTGCGGGCGGCAATGCCTACTTGCTCAACTATTGCCTCCCGACGGAAATCTCGATCACGGCAGACCGAAGCGGCTTGACCGCATTGAGCGCAACGCTGTTCGCGCAGAATGTTGCAGAAACCACCACGAATCCGGCGGCAGCAACCGCCGTTCCAACGAGCAAGTTCCTTTCGGGTCGGCTCTGGAATGTTGCGACCGGAACGGCTCTGGCCACGGGGACATTCACCGACTTCCAATATGCGCTTGACTTCTCATTGACGATGCAAACGGGCATCGTTCGACAAGCCTACTTGGCCGGAACCACATCGTTTAGCACGCACGCAGAATCCGCCGCCATCGGTGGGGAATTGTCAATGACGATCCAGAGCAACGCGAACGCATCCGCGAAGTGGTTCCAGAAGTTGGGTCAGCAGCAATTCGTGAAGTTGGCTTGGACGGATGGAACCTACTCGGCGACGATCAACACATCCATCATCGTCACCGAGGTCGTGCCTATCGCCGGAAGCGAAGATGGTTTGACTACGATGACCGTGACGGGTCGGTTGGCGTATGATCCGGTCAGCGCATCATCCATCAAAATTGTTGTGGAGAATGCGATCAGCGCGCTCCCGTAAGTTCACGGGGGGCAGAAGGAGGACGGAATGACGGAATTGCGAGCGGATCGGAAAATCCGAATTGAATTGACCGCACCATTTGAAGGGTGGTGGGCGGATATGCGATTGCATGTCCCGTTCCGTCTGGCCGTTCAATTGGAATCAGACAAGCCAGAAGATCGCGTCAACGCAATTCGGTCGTTGGTCGTCGATCACAACTTCCGCGAAGAAGTGGGATTCGATGATGTGTTGGGCGACCCAACCGATGCGCCAGACGATGCCATCGCGCAACTACTTGAAAAGTGGGGAGCAATCAAAACCGCCGTCCCAAACGCGTAAGGCGGGCGGCTCAAATGATCGCGCTCGGGCGACCGGGCGTGAAGCCTCCCGCCGATGTCGTTGCGGTGATCCTTGCCGAACGCTGGGGCGTTATGCCATCGGCTATCCTTGACGCGGATTTCGGTGATGTGATTCGTTGGTGGACGATCATGTCGGATCTTGAAACGAAGAAAGGCGGACATCGTGGCGGCTCAATCACGGGTTGATGTGTCAATTGATCCCCAGACATTGAAAGACATCAATGATCTGGCGTTGGCCGTCGCCGCCGGATTTGACAACAAGCAGATTGATCGCGCGTTGAATGCCGCCGCGCTCTACACGGCGAAGCAAATGGTGAACCCCGTGAAGCGCGCCGCGGTCGGATCAAAAGGCGGTGGATCGGGTCGGCTACGACGCGCAATCTGGGCGAAGCCCGCGATGCGCGACAAGCCCGGAGCGTATGTCGGCATCCGTGCGGGTGCAAGCCGTGCCGACACCCGCGGTGCTTACTATCGTTGGATCATCACAAGCGGCGTGCGTGCGGTTCCATATGTCATCAAACCAAAAAACGGTGGCGGGTTGAGGTTCGGCGACAAGGTTCGATCAAGCGTCACGCGGCGCGTCGCCATTCCGGGAAACCCCTTCGTGTCGCGCACCGTGGAGCAGAACATTGACAATGTGAAAAAGATGTTTGGGGATGCGTTGGCGAGTATCATTGAAAAAGGGATTCCGAAGCGTGGCCGCATTCGCGTCACCATCCCAAAGCCGAGGTGATTGATGGCAAGTAGCGCGCAGATTTCGTTCGCATTCATTGCCAAAGACGCGGCATCGGCGACCATCCGCGGGTTGTCGTCCACGATTTCCGGGCTTGGAACGGTTGCGGGCAAGGTTGGCGGCTTCTTGAAAGCGGGATTGAAGGTCGGCATCGCCGCCATTGGCGGCGCGATTGCCGGAGCGACCGCCGCGCTCTATAAGTTCACGCAAGCCGCGATCGAAGATGAAGCGGCGCAAGCCAAATTGGTGTCAATCCTAAAACAACGCGGGCTTGCCACCAAGGAAAACCTTGCTGCCACCGAAGAAATGATCAAATCTGGTCAACGCCTTGCATTCACGGACGATCAGATTCGCGAAAGCCTTGCGACGGCAACCCAGTTCACGCGTAATTTTGCCAAAGCGCAGCAGATCGCAACGGTCGCGCAAGATGTCGCGCGCGCAAAAAACATTTCGTTGGAAGCCGCAACCAAGTTGGTGGGGAAAGCGTTTTCCGGTAATGGTCGCGCGTTGAAAGCATACGGCATCGAATTGTCCAAAACCGTGACGATTTCCAAGGATGTTGAAAAGTTCGCCAAAGACGGAACGCCCATCATTGAAAAGCAGATCTCGCAGCAAAAGCAATTGATCAAGGGAACGGCCGCGCTCAACGCCATCACCAAGCAATTCGGCGGATCTGCCAAAACATATGCAACCACCACCGCGGGTGCAATTGACGCGGTGAAGATCGCCGTCGGTGAAGCGGGCGAAACGGTTGGTGCGGCGTTCTTGCCAATCATCAATCAACTCATCGGGGTGTTTTATGAGCGCGGGCTTCCGGTGCTTGAAGCGATGGCGAACGGGATTGCCAAATTCGTTGAAGAAAACAAGCAATTGATTTCAACGGTGATCACGACGGTTGTTGAAATCGCTGGAAACCTTCTGCCCGTATTCGTCAAAATCGGCGAATTTATTTTTGGTCAAGTCATCCCCGCAATCGTTGGGCTTGTCCAGACGCTAACGGCTCCGGGCGGTGTCACGGATTCGATCGGCAAGGTTATCGGGGGCATTATGGAAAACCTTGTCCCCGCGTTCCAGACATTCATGACGGGCGTTGGGCAACTTATTGGCAAAGTATTTGAATTGATCGGCGTGCTATGGGGCGACGGAACCGGACCTCTGGCCATTGCGGTCGGGGCAATCGGCAACGCATTTTCAATCGTGCTGTCAATCATCGGCAACATCGGCGGGGCAATTGCAACGGCGATTGATTTCATTATGGATCTTGGCAAAGCGATCATGGATTCACCGATTGGGTTCTTGATCAAAGCCATTGCCGGAATCGTCGGCGGTGTTGGCGGTGCGGCGTTGGATGCGTTCGGGATCGGCGGTGGCGTGACCCCCGCAGCGGTCACATCTGGCAATGGTCGGGATGCCGTTGGCGGGCAATACGCCGTGACCAACAACATCACATTCGGGAGCGATGCATATTCATCAATCAACACGAGCATCGGGCAGACCACCCGAACATCGAATGGATCGCGAACGACCGGACGGAACACCTAGCCGATGGCCGTTGCCCCGTTCCAGTTGTGGCTTGACATTGCCAACATCGCGTCCGCGGTGCGCGTGTCTGGAACCGTCACGGTCACGACTTCATCACCGCACGGGTTGACGACGGGCGCATATATTCAACTCGGCAACACGACGGGGGCAGCGGGGACATCAATGGTGGGCGTGTATCCCATCACCGTGTCCAATGGATCCGCGTTCACATTCGCATCGTCTGGCACGGCTGGAACCGCCGTGGTCACATCGGCATTCGCGTCGGTGGATCTCCTCAACCCGCCGATCAATTATTCATCGGGCGCAGACCGTAGCGGCGCGATGGTCGCCCCGCCCGGACAATTGCAAATGTCCGCCAACGGTGACGGCACGGGTTCGGAAATGTCATTCGTTGTGCTGCAAGACATCACGCCGTCGGGTGGCCCTTGGTTCAATCTGATCCCCGACAATGCGCGGGTCCGGCTCTGCCAGAAAGACACGGGATCAACCCCCGCATCGGGCGACATTCGATTCCTTGGTGTCATCGCGTCGTTGTCGTCTGGGCTGAATGCGTCTGGCCAAGGCACGGAAACGACCGTGACGATGGCGGATGCAAACTATCTGCTTGACCGCGTTGGCGTGTTCGGGAAAAATGGTGCGGCGCGCACCGTTGCGGGAAGCAGATTCACGGTGACCGGCACAACGGCAACCGTCACATTTAGTCAGGAACACGGATTCGTCCAAGGTCAACCGATCAAGGTTGGTGGCGTGTTGCAAGGCGGAACCGCGGGCGGGTTCACGGGAATCCGCCGCGTCACATCGGTTCCAACCACGAAAAGTCTGACCTATTCGGTTGATTCCGGGACGACAAACACGGCACAACGCAGCACCCAAGTTTCATATTCGCGAATCGGAAGCGCGAACGACCGCATCGGTGTGACCGGACGATATCCAAATTTGAATTTGCTTGACGGGGACACGATCACATTGAGTCCGTCCGCGGGATTCACGACCGAATTGGCGGCGTTGGTTCGCGGTGTCGTGTATAGCGGAATCGCGGTTCAACGCACGGGCGCGAACACATTGACGGTTTTGCTCCATGCGCCCTACACGGGAGTATGGCCAACATTTTCTGGATATGGAACGCTGAACGCGACGGGATACGTTTCCGACGTGAACACGGGCGGTCAATTGATTGTGACGATTCCGGGCGGATCAACCGAAGACGATGCCGTGACAAACTTGCTTGGAATCACCAACGCATTCCACGACACCGACTATTCGTTGCAGCGGACATTCAACACATCCGGCACGGCGGGCATCGTCGGAGGAACCGCAACGCGCAACGGCGACGCGATCCAATTCCCAAGCACAAATCTGCGATCCGCATTGGACACGGTTGTCGAAACCTATATGGGCGACGGCAAGGAACGCCGCTATTTCATCGGGTTGGACGGGTCGTTGAACTATCTGCTCATTGACCCATCAAGCCGCCCGACATATGCGACCGCTCCATATACGGTGACGACCGACGCGGGGGCTGGAAATCCGAATGTCGCGTCGGGGACGGCCAAATCAACCGTCGCCCCATTTTCGTTGTCGGTCAACTGGGATCACGAAACGACGAAAAATGTGATGGTCACCATTCCGGCATTGTCTGGCGCACCCGTCACATCGGTGTTTGAATATGACGACCTCGTTGATCCCGACGGTTCGGCATTGTTCGCGACCCGTAGTGGCCCGAAATTTGACGATGTGGTTGATTACCCGACGGGCGTGCGAAATCCGGCAGCGCAAGTCCAGCGGGCGGCGACCGCGTTTCTGACCGAGCGGCACAAGCCGATGTTGTCTGGCGAATTCACGCTCCGCGGTGCTGGAACCGTTGCCCACAACCAATTCGGATTTTCGTCGGGATACGCGCAAACGGGCGTTTCGTCCTATGCTCTGGTCGAACGATGGCAACCCGGACAATGGGTTGAAGTGAATAGCGTCGGCTTGGGCTTGTCTGGGCTATATCGGGTGGAACAAGTTGAATGGACGCTTGAACCGTCGTCGTATATGCAAAACATCTCCGTGAAATTCAATAGGAAGAATCCGTCCGACCTTGCGAATCTCATCGCAAGCCAGACGAAATAGGGGGAAGCCGTGGCGCAATTTGGATCCGACCGGAACATCGCTTCGCAAAATATGTCGGTGGTCACCGACCCGAACGGCAATTTGATCGTGTCGGCAGACAATTCGTTTGGCGCGTCACCGCTCGGCGTGGCCGCATTGACCCAATCGTTCATTGGTGTGCCGAACGGAACATTCAATTTGTTGCCGTTTGATCCCCAGTCCGCAATCACCGTTTCAAACCCGCTCCCGTATTGGGACATCAGTGCGGATGACGGGTTCACTTCAACGATGGATTTTGATGACACGCTTCAAGCGTGGAGCGTGCAGATTGATCCGACCGCGGTTGGGACGGCACTAGGAACGGCGGTGCTAAAAACCAAAATTCCGATTGTCAACGACGAAGGATTGTTGGTTCGGCATTTCGTTAGCAGCACGCTCATCAACGCCGCGAAAGCGGCTGGAACCGACAAATGGACAATGACATTGACGAGCCAGTACTACGACACGACAAACACGGCAATTGGGACGGCGTGGGTCATTGGCTCGATTGGGGAGCGCGGAACCGCAACAAACATTTCCGGATACACGAATGCATCTGGCGCAATCCCTGCATCCGCGGGTTCGCTTGAAATTGCATATTCAATGGTCGTCGGAACGGCGAGTCCAACATATGTCCAGAAAATCAAAAGCATCACGGTCGCGACGGAATATGGGGTGATTGGTGGCGGTGGCGGCGGCACGACAACGATCGACACGTTCACGGAAAGCGGCACTTGGACGCGCCCAGCGGGTGTCGAATATGTCACCGTCGTCGCGTGGGCTGGCGGGCAAGGCGGTCAAGGCGGCGGCTGCGTGACCGGACGAGCAATCTTGCCGCCCGTATTCACGGCCAATGGTGGGGTTGGCGGAGCGACGGGATATTGGGCAATCGTGAAAGATGTCTATGTTGGCGGAACGGCAACGGCAACCGTAAGCGTTGGCATCGGGGCTGGGGGATCGGGCGGAACGGCGTTTTCGCTGACCAAACCTGTCGGCAACACAACGACAATTTCCCAGACCAACGGCGCGAATGGATCAAGCGGTGGCAATACAACGTTCGGATCATTGCTTGTCGTTCCGGGAGCGCGAACCGCGCCGACCGGATATTTCGGCATTGATTCGGCCGCGGGCACGACGGGCGGAACGCAAGGCGCGGGCGCAAGCGGCGGCGCGGGCGGCGGCGGTGCAACGCATTTGATTGGTGGCACTTATGTTGGCGCGCCATACACGACGCTCGTGAAAGCGGGGGCGCAGGGGCTACCCGGAACGGCGAGCGGGGGTCAATCTCGATCAACGGGGAACTTCGGCGCAGAAAGCGCGAGCAACGGATTGCTCGGCGGCGGCGGGGGTGGCGGCGGTGGGTCTGCTGCGGCTACCGCGCTTGCGGGGAATGGCGGTCAGGCTGCGCCAACGGGCGGGGGTGGCGGTGGCGGGGTTGCCGTGTATTGGCCAACGACCGCGACCGTGACCGGAACCGCTGGAAACGGGGGTTCGGCGGGAGCGAACACGGGCGGTGGCGGCGGCGGCGGGGGCGCGATTGTCACATCAACGGCCGGAACGACGTCTGGCGCTTCGCAGACCAACTACAGCAATTCATCAATCACCATCGTTTCGGGGGCGGGAGGAAACGGAGGCAGCGGGTTGTTGAAAGTCATTTATGTTGCCTAGGCACGCTTATCTGAACGCCGATGGAATCGTGGTGCAAGTCATTGACGGCGCGGTTGATGGATTTGCACACGACGCGCTCCTGCGCGACTACGGCGTCCTCTTCGGCGCAGTGCGCTGCGTTCGCGTGGAAAGCGATGTCGCCATTTGGATCGGCGGAACCTATGATTCAACGGTCGGGTTCGCCCCACCGCCAGAGCAAATCATTGAACAACCAACGGAAGGAACGACCGATGGCATCCCAGTCCTCGAATAATGCGGAGATTCTCGCCCGTCTGGATCGCATCGAACGCGACCTCGGGACGATCAAATTGGAGTTGGCCGAAACCCGCGGAGCGTATCGGCTCGCCAAATTCGTCGTTGCCCTTTTGGGCGTTTCCGGTCTAGGTGGATTGACGGCGTGGTTTGTCGGACAAGGAAAATGATGATCGTCGTTCGGTCGCAATTGGGGCTTGCGGAACGGCTAGGTGTCAAAGCGATGGACGACTGTGGACCGGCATCGTTGGCAACGGCGGCAACCCACCTCGGATTGAATACCACCACCAAGCAAGCGCATAAAGCGTGCGAACAAGCGGGTCGTCACGACACCGCAACGGGCGCAGAAGGAACAAGCGCGCGCGAGATTCGCGACGCGGCCAAGATCCTCGGGCTGAAATCACGCATCGTCTACGATTGGAGCGATGCATCGAATTCGGTGAAATCTGGCGATGTGTTGATTCTCAATATCCAAGCGTCACAACGATCCGTCGCCGATCATTTGCGATCCGCGTGGCAGCGCGGCTACTGGAAGAAGCAGCCGCTCGCAACATACGGGCATTGGGTCGTGTTGGCATATGACGCGCAAGGGTGGATGTACGCTTGCCCGACGATGAAGGAAGGCAATCCCGGACGGCGACCAACGCCCGCCGAGGTGAAGACGCTCCGTGATTCAAAGGGTGACGCGGGATTTCCCACGCCCCCAGCAATGGTCGTGATTGCGGCCAGAAAGGTCGGCTGACATGACATTCGATCCATTCGCGTCCGAACTTGCAACGGCGGTCATCGTTGCGCTCGTCCCCGTTGTCATCGGTGGTCTGGGCTATCTCGCCCGTGCCGCCGTCGGGTATCTCCGCGCACGGGTATCCGCCGAGCATTTCACGATGGTTGAGCAGATCGCCGCGTCGGTTGTGGCGGGCGTTGAAATGACGCTTCGCGGCAAGGCGGGCGAGGAGAAGCGCGCCGCCGCGCTCGCGCTCGTCCGGTCTGAATGTGCCAAGCGTGGGATCGTCCTTGATGAAGCCCAGATCGTGACCGCCATTGAAGCCGCCGTCTATCGGGAGCGAATCGCCGCGTCCAAGTAGACGCGCACCCCGTGTTGAGGTATTGTCACGGGAGCGGCGCGTAGCCCGTCGCACAATTGGAGGTGGAACGGATGTCAAAACTCGCAACGGCATTGGCCGCAATTGCGCCCCGACGGAAAGGTCCGGCGTGCGCGGTGAAACGATTGCTTGAACTCTTGGAACCGTCCGAGCGGGCGGCGTTGGAATCGGCAATTTCCGACACGACCGAAAACCGACCGACCGGGAAAGCGTTGGTCATCGCGATCGAATCCGCGTATGACGCGCAGATTCATCGCGCATCCATTGAGCGTCACCGCCGCGGTGATTGCCTATGTTCACGGGAGGCACGATGACGAAGTTTGATGACGCGTTGGAAGACGCGAAGATGGCCGATCAATTGTCCGATCTGAAAACCGCCCACATGCGGACGCTGCGCCAATTGGAAAAATCCAAACGGTCGCAAGACGAATTGGTGGAAGCCGTCTATCAAGCGGCAAAGGATGCCGCGATGGGAATGAACATCACGCCCGTCCCAACACCGAAACCGGACAAGCGCAAACTTGCGCCAGAAGCGGCCATCCTGCTGCTCGCTGATTGGCAAGTGGGGAAAGTGACCCCGACATATTCGTCCGATGTTGCCGCCGAACGCGTCAAAATCTTGGCGAAGAAGGTTCAAAAGTTGGTGGCGATTCAACGCGCGGATCATCCCGTTCGCGAATTGCACATTTTTTTGTTGGGCGATTTGGTCGAAGGTGAGGACATCTTCCCCGGTCAAGCGCATTTGATTGATGGCGGATTGTATTCGCAGATCTTCCAGACCGCGGAGATGTTGGCAGGGTTGGTGCGAACGCTGGCCGCAGAATTTGAAACGGTCAATGTCGTTGGTGTCATTGGCAATCATGGACGAATGGGGCGATTCGGTTCCGTTCGACCTGAAAGCAATGCCGATGCCATCGCATACCGGACGGCATCAATGATCGTGGCGAACGAGCCGCGAATCAAATGGAAGGAAACCTTCACCAAGGGCGAACGCCATTGGCACGAATACGTGAATGTGCTTGGCCGTAAGTGGTTGCTATTCCACGGGGAGCAATTGAAGGGCGGGTCGTTCGGGTTTCCGTGGTATTCGCTCGCCAAGCGTTTGTCGGGATGGGCGCTGGCATTGGATGGCGGGAAACCTGACTATGCAGCCTTCGGCCATTGGCACACGCCCGTTCGGGTCGTTGCCGCGGATGGACGGATCACCGCATTCGGTTGTGGTTCCATTGAATCCTCGAACACATATGCGCAGGAGTGGGTGGCTGCGTCCGGCGAGCCAGCCCAATGGCTGCTTTTCCAAACGCCATCTGGTTTGTCTGCGGAGTACCTCATCCGTTTGGAAGATCCGACCAAGTAAACTTTGCAATCTGCCGCTGGGGTGCCTCCCCCCAGCGGCAACCCATCACCAAAATGTGCGACCTCGCGCTGCGGGGCGTTTTTCCCGTGGGGTCATATCACCCCACCCGACCGCTTATCACGCCCCAGAAGCCCGCAAATGGGCAAATGCGGGGATTCAGCGTGAGCGGCTCGGAGCCTAGCGTTTAGCGTTTCCCGACCGTATTGACCCCGCCCACGGGGGGTCGCTGCTCTGGCAGCCGTTTCAGACGGGCTGGGCTGGCATCGGGTTTTGTCAAGCGGTCGCGGCGGCGACCGGAAATGGGGTTGCCCACATCGAGGTTTGACCGTCTGGCTGCCCGCCCCCGACACCCGCGAAATCTGGAACACCCCTTGCATCCCTTATGGGACGGGCGTACCATTGGGGCAGACGGGGGACTTCCCCGTGAACAAAGCATTGGAGGTACACGATGGCACGGACGGCCAAAACGGTGGAACACAAGGTGACCCGCGAAATGTCGCAGACGATCACCGGCGAAATCAAAACCGCCGTGGATTCGATCTTGGCGAAGCACGGTTTGGTTGCGGGCAAAATGGCAACGGGGTTCGGTGAATTCTACGATTTCAAGATCACCGCATACGCCAATGAAACGGGTCGCAACGGTGTGAATTTGGCGGCAAAAGAAGCATTGCTTTTCCCCGCGTTCGGCGCGATGCACGGTCTGACCGCCGATGACCTTGGTTTGGAATTCAATCACGCGGGTCAACGATGGGTGTTGGTCGGGGCAAAGAACTCCGCCAAATTGCCAATCGTCGCCCGCAAAATTTCGGACGGTCGGTTGTATTCAATGCCAGAATCCCCATTCGTGATCGCGGCGATCAAGGCGGCACGATAATGGCGCACCGATTCACGGTCATCATTGAAGTGGAATTGGAACGCACCGAAGGCAAATTTGCATCCCGTGACGAGATGGCGGAAGCCATCCAAGAAGCGTTCGCGGGCGCGTGTGAAGGGGAAGCGCTTTCGGGTCTGGGTGCAGACGGTGCATCCGAATATGAAATCATTTCGTCCGTGGTCGTGGAGGTCGCAGACGAACCAACCAAAAAGGGGGCGTGATGAACAAGGCGGAACACTTCCCGAAGGGGGCAATCGTTTCCCGCAATGTCACCGATGCGAACGGTGACCCATTGGATCGCGTGCAATATGGACGGGTCATTCGGGTCACCGAACACGACCGCGTTCATATGTGGTGCGTGTATGAAGTGGACTTCGCCGCGGTCGAGGATTTGAAAATTCCGGCGGCGGTTGAAGAAATCTATCAGCCAGAATTGCGATGGGAAGACGAACCCGAAGCGTTCTATTGGGACGGCGTTGATCACGAAACGCTTCATTGCGTTTGTGGCACGCCACACCCCGAACAAATTTTTGAAGATGCATTCCCATCGCGGGTCATCCGCCGATGCGGTCAATGCGGTGCGGTCGCGGATCTGAACGAATCCACGGGCGCGTGGCTCGTCCGAACGGGGGTGGCGACCAATGCGTGAATTGATGTTCATCCCGCACATCGCACCGTTGCCCGATGAGGTGACGGATCTGCTCAACGAATGTTCAATGACCGAAGAAATCGCCCCGAACATCGCAATGGCACTTGCACCATCTGGCAAATGGCTCGTGTGCTTCAACGACGGGGCGGGGATTCGGGTGTTCGGGGCGGGGCGGCGGAAGCCAACCCCGCGCCAGATTGCGCGTCACATTGCGAAGGAGGTGTTGTCGTGCGACAAGAACCATTGATGGATTGGGGCGATGCGGATGAACACGGTGAATGCACCGTGTGCGGCCAACATCGCGAAAAGATCAATTCCGGGCAAATGAAACCGTGCTATGCGTGGGAACGCATCGCGGAAAAAGAAACGGAGGACGGCAATGAATGACATTCGGACGATGATCTTGGACGCTCTGGCATTGGCGGCATTCATCGGGGCGATGGTGTTGCTGCTCGCATTGGGGGCAATGCGATGATCGCCGTGACATATCCGTCGCTGTTCAAGACGACACCCGATGCGAAGGTCGAATCTTGGGACGCGCTGGTTGATTTGTTGTCCACGCACCGTGAAAACGCAGACAAGGAACGCGCGCCGATGTGGTCGCCCGTGACCCTTGCCGATGGTGGGAGGCGGTGCAATGCGGCGGTGGTCGCCGTCAACGCGATGGTCGTTGATGTGGACGGCGGCACGGCGTTCGAGGTGGCAAAGCAACGCGTCGCGGGGCGTGATTGGGTGGCGTATTCCACCCATTCCCACACCCCGGAAACGCCGCGATTTCACTTGGTCGTTCGGTTGGATCAACCGATTTCCGGCGAACGATGGGCGAAGGAATACGACCGCATCCGTGGCGAAATCGGGTGCGGGGATGTGTTGCGCGCCCCGTGCCACTCGTATTTTCTGCCGCAACACCGTCCGAATGCGGAATGGTTTGTTGAGGTGGGGCGATGACATTGCGACACGCATCGTTTTTTTCTGGCGCGGGTGGATTGGACATCGGGTTTGAACGGGCGGGAATCCGCACCGTGTCGCATTCCGAGATTGATCCATACGCGTCCGCGGTCTTGAAACGCCATTGGCCGGAAACGCCAAACCTTGGCGACATCACGGCAATCAAATCGGAGGACATCCCAAATGCAGAAATCTGGTCGGGGGGATTCCCGTGCCAAGACCTCAGCGTCGCCGGAAAACGCGCTGGGTTCGGCGGTGAACGGTCATCCCTCGCATTCACATTCCTCGACCTTGTGGAACAGCGACGACCTCGGTGGCTCGTGCTGGAAAATGTCGCGGGACTTTTCACATCCAACAATGGTGCAGATTTCAGACGGCTCATTGGGGAGATTGCCCAACTCGGGTATGGCGTGGCGTGGCGCGTCCTCGACGCTCGCCATTTCGGTGTTGCACAACGACGAAGGCGCGTCTTCATCGTCTGCAACCGTGACGACGCTTTCAATGGTGTTGGAGCGCAACGCGCCGCGGAGGTTCTCGTTGAGTGCGAAGGCGGCTGCGGGCATATTGCGGCGGGCGGATCGTCGCGGGAAAACGCTGCCGGAATCGTTGCGGATGGCGTTGGAACAATTGGAACAATCATCGCGGGAATTGATCGCGGAACCGGAACCACCCAAGACGAACTTTTCGTCGGGTACGGTGACCGAAAACCCGCCGTCATCAATTCGTCGGTTGACACCCGTGGAAACGGAACGGTTGATGGGCTGGCCCGACGGCTGGACAATCGTGGAGTCGTGGGGCAAACCGAAAATGGGATTGTTCAATCGGAAACGGAAGTGACCGCGTATCAAACACGCGTGGATGAAAAACACGGCAACTTCACCTTGGCGAAGGTTGATGTCGCAAATTCGATTTCGGCGTTGTGGGCGGCAGACACGTCGCACCGGTCAATGACGCTGGTGAATGCGGTTGATCACAAACGGGTTGGCAATTTTGAATTGTGGGATTTCCCGACCGATGCGGTCAACCCGACGCTAAATGCCAGACGCGCACGGGATCAAATCGCGTATTCGGAAACTCCCGTGTTGTCATTCCCGTCACGCTTCGGGTCAAATGCGAATGTCACCGAAGACCAAGCGCAATCATTCGCCCACAATGCGGGCGCTCCCGCGGTCATGGTTGGCGCGTCGTATGACGGGATCAACCAGAAATTTGATGGCGATGGCGCACATCGAACGCTTCGCGTCGGGCGTGATTCGTCGGATTTCGTGGTCGCGGAACCGAACACGGTGGACAACGATGCGATGTTGCCCGTCGGTTTGGACGGTCACCGCTATCGGTGCTGCGGGAATGGCGTTGTCGCTCCCGTGGCGGAATGGATTGGCCGCCGCATTGTTGCGGTGGATGCCAAATATTGGGCAGAAGGAGGCGCAAATGGCTGATGGATGGACGGTCGCCGGAAATGTTCGGGTGGAACTTGAATCAGATGGCGACGGGATGTTGTTCACATATCAGGAAACGGCGGACGAAACCAACCGTTTCGGATTCATATGGACACCATCGTCAACGGGCATCGAGGTTGTGACCGTGACCGAAGAATCGGACGGGACGCGGACGGAATCGTCAATTGATTCCATCCAGATCCCGGACGAATCGGACAATCAATCTGGCCAGATCCTCGCGGCGTTGCCGTGGCTGGCGCGGAATTGGATAGAAGAAAACGGAGGAGGCGAACGATGAAACTTGATCGGCGAAACGATCCCGTGACGATCACGGATTTCCGGCGGACGCGTTCACACGATTCGGGTGAACGGGCAACGATGACGGTGTGGTTGATGTTCTTCGTGATCATCACCGCGTTGGTCGTCGGGGCGGTGGTCGAATGACCACGATTTCCAAGGCGATTGATCCGAAGCGGGTTGGCATTTCCAAATCGTTGGTCACATCAACGGCGTTGTGCAACCGAAAAGGTTGGTTCAATGAACACATCCGCACGGCGGACGGTTCGCGTCTGCCGTTGATCGCCCCGGAACGGGTCGCGTTCGGGTCGGCGTTGGACGAGGCGATTCTATTCATCGCGTGGCACATCCGCGAAGGTCTGCCGTGGCGTGAATCGGATGCCGTGGCCGAAGGATTGAAGGCCGCGTTGGGTCGCAAACACCAACCGAACATCAATTGGGATGTGTTCGAGGTGCAATTGCGAACGGCGGTGTCGTTGTTCCGGGTGGATGTCTTGAATGACAACATCCCAGACGGGCGACCGACGGTTGATTTCCGCGGTGCGCTGCTCCAAGGTCTGGACGGCGAATCGTTGCGCGTTGGTGATCTGATCGGGACACCCGATTTCATCATCAACGGCGACACCCGACCAAACGGGCGCACGCTGATTCTGGATTTGAAGGCGTCGTCGCGGGCGAAATCCGAACGGGATTTGCGGTCGGCAGAATTGGCGTTCTATGCGTGGCTGTGGTCGGTTCACACGGGTGGCGAATTGCCGGATGTCGGCTATTTGACCTTCACGCGAACGGCGAAACCGCGCTATCAATTGCTCGTCGGGTCGGCGGATGTTGGGCATTTGCTGCTCGCGGATGAATTCGTGAAGACCACACGGGCGGTCATTGCGGCCAGACGACAAGAAGATGTCGGATTCTCCACATCATTTTGCGCGTCATGTGAATGGCGAAAACCGAATCCAGAAGTGGGATTCGATGGATGTTCCATCGGGCTGCTTGTGGCGGCAGAAGAAACGGAGGTGGATTGATGGCGTGGATTGGAACGGGTGACTCCACATCGGAAGCGTGGCGACCGGGCGTGGTGAAATTGGTTGAAGATGTCCGCGCGGCGTTGTCGGATGACCTCCGGCGCGCACCGTGGAAGGGGGCAACCAATCCGTTTGCGGGTCATTGCTATGTCGCATCGGAAACGGTGTTCCATATCCTTGGCGGTCGTGCGGCGGGGATCACCCCGATCCATATGAAGCACGAGGCGCAACCACATTGGGCGTTGCGGTTTTCGGACGGTTCAATTGTTGACCCAACGGGGGATCAATTTGCGACCCGACCGAATTATTCGATGGCGCGCAATGCAACATTCTTGACGGTCGCACCGTCGCAACGGGCGGTCACATTGATCGCACGGGTCAAATCGGGTTGGGTTCGGCCGGAAATTCGGTCGGCCAGAAATGGAGGCGATTCAAATGGCGTTTGATTTGAAGGACTATGTGGATGTCGCGGAACGGCTCCGTGAATTCTATGAAAAGCACCCGTCGGGTCGGGTGACCACCGCCATCGTGGAGATGACGGACAAATTGGTGGTCGTTCGGGCGGAGGCATTCCGCGCCGCGGATGCCGCCGTCCCTGCGGGCGTGGGTCATTCCGGTCTGGCGATTCCGGGGGTGACCCCGTACACGCGCGGTTCGGAATTGGAGAATGCGGAAACCTCCGCCATCGGGCGGGCATTGGTTGCGGCGGGGCTGGCATCCAAGCGGGTGGCATCTGCCGATGAGGTGATGTCCAAGCGGGTGGACGGCGTGACACCCGTGACGGTCACGGTCGGTCAACACGCACCCGTGGAAACGGTCACGATCCCATCGGACGATGATCGAATCTTGCGGGCGGCGATGTCGCTGGCCAATGCGGAACCGACCACGGGTGGGTCGTGTCCGGCACATCAACGCCCGTGGAAACTCCGTGAAGGCGTGTCGTCCAAGAC